CAATCTTTAGAAGAATCACAAGTAGCTAGTAGCATTGGATTAGTCTTAAAAGTAGGACGTGACGCATACAAAGACAAAGAAAGATTTCCTAATGGACCTTGGTGCAAGGAGAAAGATTTTGTTGTTTTTGGAAAATATGCAGGATCTAGAATTAAGATTGAAGATGGTGAAGTAAGGTTAATGAATGATGATGAAATCCTAGCAGTGGTTAATGATCCTGAGGATTTCTTAAACATGTAAGGAGGCTGACATGCAAGAAGATAAAAATGTGCCAATTGAAACATCAGAAGAAAGCGTAGAGATTACTTTAGACGAAAATAATAAGGCAATTGAAAATGCTCAACCTGAGAAAGAAGAAGTTCAAGTTGCTGAGACTGAAGCTGAGAAGCCTAAAGTTGAAGATGAAACAGAACAGTATTCTGCAAAAGTAAAAGCTAGAATTGATAAACTCACAAAAAGATTAAGAGAAGCTGAAAGAAGAGAAGAATCAGCATTATCTTATGCTCAAGGTGTTCAAAAAGAAGCTCAGGACATAAAAGCAAAATATGAAACCTTAGATAAAAATTATATTGATGAGTTTGGATCTAGAGTTGAGAATCAACTTGATTTAGCAAAAAACAAATTAAAAAATGCTATTGCTCAAAGAGATGTTGAAGCTCAAATAGAAGCTAATCAAGAAATTGCTCGTTTAACTATTGACGCTGAAAGAATTAAATATTCAAAGCAGATTCAGGAGCAAAATAAAGAAAAACAAGCTTCAACAAATACTCAACAAACTAATAACACGACTTATCAACCTAAACCAAAAGCTGATCCAAGAGCAGTTGAATGGGCTGAAAAGAATGAATGGTTTGGAGAAGATGAGGTCATGACAGAAGCAGCAAAGGCAATTCACAAAAGCCTTGTACTTCAAGAAAAGATTGATCCATCTACTGATTTGTACTATGATCAATTGGATAAAAGAATTCGTGAATACTTCCCACAGAAATTTAGTGATGGGGGAAGTCCAGAAGCAACAAGAGTCGCTCAACCTGTTGCCTCTGCAACACGCAGTACAAAAACATCTGGGCGTAGGACAGTCAAGTTGTCCGCCTCTCAGGCTGCAATGGCTAAGAGATTAGGTGTAACACTTGAACAATATGCTAAATACGTGAAGGAGGCATAAAATGGAAAATGAAACTAAAGTAAAGAAATCCTCACGCTCTTCAGAGACCCGTGAAAATAATGTTCGTAAAAGAGGTTGGGTTCCTCCATCATCGCTTCAAGCACCCGAGCCCCCAGAAGGATGGCATCATCGTTGGGTTCGTGCTGAAATGCGAGGTATGACCGATGATAAAAATATCATGGGTAGACTTCGTTCTGGATATGAGTTTGTTAGGGCAGATGAATTTCCAGACAGAATGGATTTACCAAAATACGAAGACGGTAAATACAAAGGTGTTATAGGAGTAGGTGGTCTTGTACTGATGAGATGTCCTATTGAAGTAAAAGAAGATCGGGATGAATATTTCCGACAACAAACACAAGGACAAACCGAGTCAGTCGAAAATGATTTATTTAGAGACGAACACCCTAGTATGCCTATTCACGCAGATAGGCAAAGTAAGGTGACTTTTGGTGGCGGTAAAAAATAACAGTCAGCATAAGTCTTTTATAAACAACTTAGACGTAAGGAGTCCAAGATGGCAAATATAAACGCAGTATTTGGTTTCCGTTCATTAAAGAAAGTTGGAGCAGGTTATAATGCATCTGCACAAAACGAGTACGTAATTGCAAACGGTGAATCAAGTGCAATATTTCAAGGAGATCCCGTTGTATTAAATGCAAACGGTGCAATTTCCGTGGGTTCATCTGCTGGTGCTGAGTTGATAGGGGTTTTCAACGGATGTTTTTATACTGATCCTACTACACAAAAACCAACCTATTCAAACTATTATCCAGGTGGCATCGCAGCTGATGACATAGTAGCTAACGTGATTGATGATCCAAATGCCCTTTTTGAAGTCAAAGTAGACGACACAAATGGCGGTCAAGCACAAGTTGGTAGTAACGCAAACATTGCAACATACGCAGCAGGTTCAACAAAAACTGGTGTATCAGGTGTTGCTTTAGACGGTGGTTCTTTTGCCACTTCAAGCGCTGCTAACTTTAGAGTAGTGAGTCTTTCTACTGATCCTGATAACAGTGATTATACAGCAGCTAACGCTTCAATCATTGTTAAGATCAACAAGCACTCATTAACGGATACAACAGGCGTATAAGGAGGTTAAATTATGGCTATTTCAAGACAACAACTCGTTAAAGAGTTAGAGCCAGGTTTGAACGCTTTATTCGGCCTGGAGTATGATAAATACGAAAACGAACACGCAGAAATCTTTGATCAAGAGACATCTGAAAGAGCTTTTGAAGAAGAAGTAATGTTAGTTGGTTTCGGTAATGCAAGAACTAAAGCAGAAGGTGCAGCGGTCACTTTTGATCAAGCACAAGAAAGCTTTACTTCACGCTACTCACACGAAACAATTGCACTAGCATTTGCTATTACTGAAGAAGCAGTAGAAGATAATCTCTACGACAGACTTTCTGCTAGATACACACGTGCATTAGCTAGATCAATGGCATATACAAAGCAGATTAAAGCTGCTGACGTATTAAACAATGCCTTTGCAGCATCTGGTCAAGCAGGTACTAATCCTGGTGGTGATGGTGTTTCACTTGTAAACGCTGCTCACCCAACTGCACTTGGTGGTACATTCTCAAACAGAAGTTCAACTGACGCTGACCTTAATGAAACATCATTAGAGCAAGCTTTAATTGACATTTCACAGTATGTGGATGAAAGAGGTCTATTAATTGCAACAAGAGGTAGAAAACTGATTATTCCAGTACAACTACAATTCGTTGCTGATAGAATCTTAAACTCACCAGGTCGAGTAGGAACTGCTGACAATGACATTAATGCATTAAGAAACATGAACATGATTCCTGAGGGTTACGTAGTAAATCACTACTTAACTGATACAGATGGATATTTCATCAAAACTGATGCACCAAATGGCTTTAAGCACTTTGTAAGAACAGCATTAACCACAGCTATGGAAGGTGACTTCGATACAGGTAATGTAAGATATAAGGCGAGAGAAAGATATAGCTTTGGCTTTTCTGATCCTCGTTGTGTATACGGTTCACAAGGTTCCTAAAAAGAACTTTTCTTTTTGTTCTAAAGGGCGGTTGTCTTTGACTCCGCCCTTTTTTTATGTTGTAATAAGATCACTAGCATAATAGATTACATGGACTGAGCTAGTCAGACGGTATAGAGACCATGTGATCGGTCTATACAACCTAGGAGGTTTATAATGGCAAATACTACTTTTTCAGGTCCAGTAAGATCCGAAAATGGTTTCGATTTTGTAACCAAAAATGCAACTACTGGAGCTATCACAACCAATGCTACATATGGCAAAGGCGTTACTGGTGGTGTTCAATCTTTATCAGGTGCAGGTGCAGTTGATATAGTAAACTTAGTAACTGAATTGACAACCACAGGTGCTGACGCACTAACACTTGCAGATGGTACTGCTGGTCAAATTAAAATCATTACTATGATTGTAGATGGTGGAGATGGAACATTAACACCAACTACATTTGCAAATGGAACAACCATTACATTTAATGATGCAAATGACACAGTAATGTTACTTTATGCTAACACAATCGGTTGGGTTATTATTGCTAATAGTGGCGCAACAGTAGCGTAAGGAGGTAAACAATGGCCTTCGATAGTGATATTTTAGTTAAAGGAGCAGCCGCAAATGCAACTACAACTGTATTTGCTGGTCGTGCAAGATTAAAAGGTTTTATTATTGGTCCTGGTGCCAGTAATGGAACAGTCACCTTTAACAATGGCGGTTCTGCTGTATTTAATGTAGCAGTAACAGGAGGCACTTCAGATGTTTCAATGAGTATTCCTGAACAAGGTGTGCTCTTTAAAGCAAACCTCAATGTAACTACTGTAAATTGTACAGTGAATGTTTTCTACACTGGATAATGGCAGATAAACAACCACCAAAAACTAAAAAATATTTTCGCTCCACCAAAAGTGGAGCGGGAATGACTAAAGCTGGGGTAAAACGATATCGTGCTGAAAACCCTGGTTCTAAATTAAAAACAGCAGTAACAGGAAAAGTAA